TAAATTATTAAAATGATTATTAAATTATTAAAATGATTATTAAATTATTAAAATGATTATTAAATTATTTAAAAGTAAATAAATAATTTAATAATGAAGGATTATTATGATACGGAAATGTTATGTACCTATGAAGCATTGTGTCCGGACGATGAGATGAACGATGAACTATATAGGAGTCAGTTTTTACAGGTATTTAAATTAGAGAAGTGGGATGATGAATTAATAGAAAGAAAGATAGAACGGCTCTATAATACATTGAGTGAAGATAAAAATACGAATATAGATTTAAGTAAGATATTAGAGAGCATATTAGAAAATGATAATTATAAAAGTTTAGTGATGTTATTTGGCGACGATGATTTATGTAAATTTAAGATACTTTTTGGTTTTGATTTATTTAGCAAATTTCATAGATGTTTGTGTTTATATGATAGGGAGGGAAGACTTGGTAATGAGCTAGTAAATGATTTAGTTAAAAAAATGAATTAATTTAGATTATTTATAAACTTATTATATAATAATGGCCTCTACTAGAAATAAGAATACCCAAGAGAATTATAAAATTCAGCAGATGAATTTTAGACAACTGGAAGATTATGAATTATATGAAAATTCCCAATCGGGGGCAGCATTTTCCCCATCATTACCTGTTCTCGGGTTTAATCCAAGTCGTATGTCAAGAAATGATTTGGCACACAACCCGATTGAAATAGAGTCATCATTATTTGGGATAAATTCAACAAATTTAGTAAATCCACAAAATAAGGTTGTCCCTCAACAAAAAACTCTACCCGAGAAGGAGTTTTTTAAAAGACAAGAGTTGATAATGCCGAATCCTCTTGCGATAGAGAAGAATCAACGACCATTTCCAATATAATTAAAGATAAATATATTATTATATGAATAGTATAATATAATGTCTGCTTGTAATAATTGTGGGTCAAATAAAAACCAATATACCGATTATGGTAGCTATCTAAGAACGAGAGGTAATAATGTTGATATAAACAAATTTATATATGATATAGGATACGGTAAATTTAAATTTAATAATTTAACAGCGGTAGATAGTAGTATAAATAGCAATACAACTAATACATTACCGTCTGTAATAGTATTAAACGAGAACGGAGAAATGAAAACTGTATCAAAACCTCTTGCTGGCGCGGGTACATATACTCTAAAATTAATAATCGAATCGGGAGGAAATCACACCTTTTCTTGGGCGCAATAGCTTAGGGTTCATCAAGTAGAGATTCTAATCTACATTTATAATAATGATTCTTTACTTCATAAACAATCTTTAAAATACTTTCTGTGATATAAAGACGGTCAAGTTCGAAGTCAAAATCATCACAATATTTAATAAATAAATCTTTACTATCATTCTGTAAATATTTATTACTAATATAGATAATTTGTTGAGGATTATATTGTTCTAATAAATGTTCGGGAGATTTACCAGAATTACGGTCATAAATAAATATGTAAATGTCTGGATATTCATTCATACATATTTTTAATTTATGACCGTTGATGAAGCTCTCTATGAGATGATTATAGATGGGATTATCGACGACATTAATAGATATAGATAGGTATTTTAATAGATTTGTATTAAATTGGTAGTGTTTATGAATGCTAACAGGTGATATATTGTAGGTGATGTGTGGAAAAAGTTCGTATATGTCTAATAGTCCATTTCTACCCATAGAGCATATAGAAGAATTAAGGGGAGAAGATATAAAATCCTTTTGATTATGATAAATAATTTTTAGAAGTTTTTGTACTCCTTTAGGAGTAATTATATAGCTGGATGTGTGTCTTGAAATAGGTGTAAGCCAAGTATGCGAGTTGAGTAAATTATCTTCTGTTATTATTTTTCTCTTAAAAATATGTGTAGTGTCTGTATCTTGATAGAATGTGTAGAAGTTATCTCTTGTTAATTTTTGTGAAGACCAAGGTGCGTGAGAGTCAATAAAGAAGTTGGGTGTAGATTGTCCGCCAATAAATAGTATATCGCATTGATTTGGTAGAGTGATGTTATTAAGAATAACTTTAAAATTGGGAGAGAAAGATATATTATCTTCGATAATTAATGTCGGTTGAGAGATATTATTCCAAATGCGGTAATGGCTAAGTGTATGACCGATAAAACTATAGAATGTGTTATTTGGTAAGGCGTGCAGTAATTTCAATTCATTATTAGTGAGAGAATGTAAGAAACGGGTATCGATGGAGTAAGAAAGAGAAAAATCTTTAGGACAATATTTTTGTATTAGAGATAATTGGTCGGTATTATGAAAGGAATTGATAAGTATGATAGGTATATCCATTGATTAATATAGAAAATAGAATTATTTATTTATTTAATAATATTGATATTATTTATAAATGTCATTGACAAGATTCTTTGATGATCGATGTAGAATAGAAAAACAATTACAAGAAAGCACAGATGTGGGAAGATATATGTTAAATGTCCCGGGAAATGGTGATAAGCCGTCTTATTTCGAAGATCCACATATAAGATTACAAAATTGGGGTGGAAATTTAATGACGAATCCGGTAGATTTAGAAAGTAATTTAATGGGAATAAATAAAAAGTTAGATAGGTGTTCTGTTAACAATAGAGTAGAGTTAGAGCCATCAAATAAGGTGATATATCCAAAGAATAATATGACAACGGATCAATCACGGGCAACAAATCCGGCCTGGTTATTTAGAGATTCGCAACAGGTAAACTTGGAGACAACGCCGATAGATGTAAAGAATGTATTCAATATACCATTTGCAAATAATATAAGTTCGCGAATTTATGAGAAAGATAATTATAATCTTCAATAATAAAATATCAAGTGTGTATATAATGGCCGAGATAGCTTTACCGTTTATGGCATTAGCCGGGGCATATTTATTATCAAATAGAAACGATGATAATGATGATAATTGTAATTTTAAAAATGAATATAAGAATGAAGTAGTAAAAGACCCGTTAGAGATAATAAAGCAAAATGTAATGAATGATATGAAACCATTAAATTCGATGGCGGCGGTAAATAGTTTAGTAGAAAGAGTAGAAGAAAATAGAAACGAGATCACATTATTAAATGGAGAGAAGGTATTGGCTGATAATTTTAAGCATAATAATGCGGTGCCTTTTTTTGGGTCAAGTATAAAGGGTCCGTCTCTGGACAAGATGACCGACGGTTTTTTGGATAATAAGGTTGGTGGCGGTTCTTTATATAATAGGAAACAGGCCCAGGCACCATTATTTCAACCAAAGACAAATATAACAAACATAAATGGTGCGCAGAATGTAAATGATTATTTACAAAGTAGAGTAGTGAGTAGTTTAAGACATGCAAATACAAAGCCTTGGCAAGAGGAAAGAGTCCAACCCGGATTAAATCAGGGTTATACTACAACCAATTCGGGGTCAGGATATAATAATTCTGTAGAGGGTCAAAATCTTTGGAAACCAAAGACCGTCGATGAGCTAAGGACGGAAACGAATCCCAAAATAACATATAATTTATCGGGACATGAAGGCCCCCTGTTAGCACCGGTGCAAAACGCCGCAAATAAAGATACAATTGGGAAGGTCGAGAAGCATTTACCAGATAGACATTACGAGGTTGGACCGGACCGTTGGTTCACGACAACAAGTGACCGGAAAGGACAGACGATTCGCAGTAATAATATATTGCCACAAGTAAGTAGACCGGATACGACCGTCGAATATTATGGCTCAAAAGGAGCCGGCCGCGACGGCGAAGCCAGTTATACGGTAGGCGAATATGAGGAGAGTCATAAACAAGGACTGGGCTCGGTAGGTGTAACAAATTATGCCGCGGCAGGCCAATATAATAGTAACAAGTATGATTATGGTGCCAATGGATATAAAGCCCTACCTAATAATAGGGTAACCACGAATGATAGTAGTATATTTAGAAATATTCAGGGTGTATTTAAGGCAGTGGTGAGTCCTATAATAGATGTATTAAGACCTTCAAGAAAGGAGAATGTTGTAGGGAATGTCAGGACATTAGGTAATATGGCGAATACCGTCAAGCAGACTTATCTAATGGACCCGAATGATAGAGTAAGGACAACCATAAAGGAGACGACAGAAGGTAGAGTGGGATTTAATCATCTAAATGTTCAGGGGCAAAATAGCGATGGTTATTTAGTGACCGAACATAATCCGGTAGGGATGCAAAGAGATACTACAACCAATTCATATATAGGGAATGCGGGTCCAAGTGAAAGTAAATCAGCAACATCATATATTGCTGGCTATAATCAGGAAAATAATAATACGAAAACCATGATAAGCAGACCTAACCCAGGAGGGACAGGTATGTTGAACACTAGCCAAAATGTATCCGTCGCCAAGTGTGAAATGGATAGAAATAATAACCGAATGTATGTCCCCGCGAATGGTCCGCGTATGGTACCATCAATGGAAACACACGGGACGTTAAGTGGTCCCGAGTATAATATGAATGAAAATAATAATATGAATAATAGGATGGATTCGGGTTTATTAGATGCTTTTAAAAAGAACCCCTACACACATAGTTTAAATAGTTATTATTAGAGTGAGTAATATATTTATTGAAATAAATTAAATATATTAATATAATTTAAATATATTAATATAATTTTAATGTCTGTGAAAATTCAAATATAACGTTTCTATTTATCTTCTCTAAAATTAAGAAAAGAACCCCCAACTAGTAGTATTATTAATCTCTTTCGCATAGTGTCTTTTATCAAAATTGGTAATATTTTCGGGAAAGTTATTTAAAATATAGTCTCTCATATTTACCTTGCCCATCGACTTGTTACAACAAGAACATATAGGTAATAGATTCTCAAATGTATTTTCCCCATCATCAGCAACCGAGGTGATATGCCCACATTCAAACTCTTGCATTGAAATGTTTTTTTCATTACAACAAATACACCTGCGTTTTGCAATATTGTCACCGATATGGTGATTCCATATTTTATTTCTTAAAGATTTAGATATTGACTTACGATTACTGGAATTAATATTTTTATATTCGGCGGTTTTCTTTTCTCCGGCATAAAAAGCAATAATTTCTTTTACCCATCTAAAGTAGTATAATTTGTCTGACTCATAATTATATAGTCCCAAATATAAGCCCCAAGATTTCGCTTTTTCATACATTGGTTTTGGAACTTTTGGAAATGACTGAACGCTTCTCGATGACAGATTCTCATTATATAAATCGATTTTTATAGTTGCGTCTTCAAGAGAAGTCCAATTTAGCTCGTGGCATAGAAAAGCACACGCCTCTTGAAATTTATTAAAATTTAAAAATGGACGGTTCGTTCTTTTACCATTTTCTTGTTTCCAGGCTTTTGGATATTTACTTCTATAATAAGAACATATTTTCTCAATTAATGATTTGTTTGTAATATCAAAGTTTAAATCTGGCAAAGGCGTATTTTTATTATGCAGATTATAAATCTCTTTAATATCCTCCTCACAGTTAACCTTCCAAATTTGAAAATCGACTTCGGGACAAATATCTTCTTTACTTAAACTCTCTAGTGAGGCATATCTATGTTGTCCATCAATTAATATGTAATTATCCTCATATTCTATAAATATTATTGTCCCCGTATAACAATAATGACCCGTTTTATTATAATAATTTTTCTGCCAATCAACAATCTCTTGAACCTTTAATGGATCAATAATTCGTTGAAAACCAGGTATGTGTATATTGTTTGTTTCTCGTATTTTATCATATGTTGTTGAAATTATCTTTTTCATTACTAATATACTATTATTACTCCTTTATCTATTTTTATAATAAGCTAAAAATACTTCATCGTAAAACAAGTAATATATATGTATTCTAATGTACACGACTATACACAATTTACCCATTTATCGCAAAAGCTTTCGCATATTGTGAATAGATACACGCTGTGGCATAATTCATAAACGAAAACAAACAATTGACGGATTGAAAAAAGAAAAGTATAATAAAAAAACTTAAATATATTACACCTTTGAACATTTAAAACGCTGATTTTCTTAAACGTTTTTTTATTCTATTTCCCGAATATAATAAGAAAAATTGATTTA